GTGAGATGATCAAAATATTACAGCCTGGTACCAGCATTACCAGTTGACCGATTACATTAGCAATGTATGTTTTGCCTAATCTACGCGCAAGTGCAGCGCAAATAAATCTATAATCAGGATTATTAACTGCATTGATCAATGCTACCTGCGCGCGGTTGATTTGATCCCAAGCTGTACCCATTTTATGTGTGACAGGATCAATCGCTGGTAATAATTTAAGATAGTTTACTATAGGCAATTTGATAAATCTGGTTTCAACTGGAAAATCTGTGATCATCTCCGAGTCAATATCTGGTCTAGAAATAGTCAACATTATTGTGCATCCAGTGTAACCAACTGCTTTATAAGTTGACCATATTTAGTTGAATCACCTGCATCATTAATCTGCACATTTACCTGCGACTTGATATTTTGCTGCTGCAACTTCTCCAAATCAATCTGCTTTTGCAGATATTCCATAGACATTTTATGCGACAATGCTAAGATTTCAATAATGTCCTTAGAACTACCAACATCAGCTTCCTCTAAATCTTGAAACTTCTTCTTAATAATAGCATCCATAGCATCACGCATCTTAAACTGGTTATTGAATCCTAAGTTCATGAACACATTGTCTATGTAACTTTTAACTTGCTTATTATGAAGAATTTGGGTAACCAGTGGAATTGGAAGATCCATTAACTCAGCTACTTTGACAATATCTTGATTTTGTAGGTAGCAGTTGGCTACCTCCAAATTTTCCGGAGATATTTCTAAAACTTCAGCAGGTGTTGTGGTGGCGATTGTTGACATGGGGGTGGGATAATTGGTGACGATTTCCAAAGTATAACACATTGGGGAAAGTTGTGCAAGTGAAAAAGTTTTGGGGAGGTTGTGCAGGTTCATCTCTATGTAGGCACCCAAAGTCATTTTCATCATATTCTTAAAAGTTCGCATGTGGGTGGGCCCCCACCCGATAGCAAATTAACATGTCTCGGAACCGCCCCAGTCTATCATGGTTTGCTCTGCGCGTCCAATTGTATTTAACTATCATTGCAATAGAAATTTACAATGGACAAATTGTAGAATGTTCTGTATAATCTTTTCATTGGCTAAATACTTCAAGGAATAAAAAATGTTTGTTCAATTACCTAATTCTGATACACTTGTTGAGGCCGCATATGTAATCAGTATTTCATTGGAAAAAGTTAGGGACTATTCTGAAATTTATGTTACAATGATTGACGGTAGCGTGTTTATTATTAAAGTCGATTATACTACCGGAGGCACTTTGCAAAATGTTGTACAGCTAATTAATAAGGGTAAGAAATGAAATTAATTTGTAACTTATTTGTGATGGTAGCTTGCGCTGCGGCAATTAGTTACCCTTTCTTTTATGCAATATTGACAATGAAACCATGAGGATTACAATGCAAAAATACTTTGCTGTTTACCGTGAGGATATCGTTTCAGGTGATACACTTGAGGATGTAATTAATACGCTTAAACAATGCTACTTTTTAGATGATGACATTGAGCTTGAGGACGTGTTCTTTATGAAAGGCACTCATGTTGCTGTAAAAAAGATTGTACAGTTTCAGGAAACCTGATATAATTGTTTCTGTTGTGTGAGCAAATAAACCCTTAATCTTTTAGGAAAATACAAATGACTACAAAATCTGTTGCTGTTAACTACACCGAAGAACAATCTGCTAAGATGGTTCAAGACTATGTTGCAGGTGTTAGCGTAGAAAAGATTGCTGAAGAATTGGGCAAATCTGCACGCTCTGTGATCGCTAAACTATCGCGTGAGAAGGTTTATGTTGCTAAAGTAGCAGCAAGCAAAACCGGCGAAGCCGTGGTAAAGAAAGATCAGGTTGCCGATTCAATCGCTGTGCTTGCTGGCTTGACTGAATCGGAAACTGAATCGCTTACCAAAGCAAATAAGACTGCACTCAAAAAGATTTTTGATTGCTTGCCTAAGTAATTACAGTTTAGGGTAAGGCTTTGCCTTACCCTTCAATAAACTTTTGAGGATATATAATATATGAAACTAAGCAATGTTCAAAAAATGCAGCGCGATTTTTATTTGCAAGAATTTAGATTTAAAGGCGGAAAAATTTTCCGTGATAGTTTTATAGGCTTGACCGTATGCGTGAAGCCTGCTCTAAATATCCCGAACCCTAAGTTTTACTATATCAGCACTGCACAATGTGACTTTGTTGACGACGGATTCAAGCGGAAACGTGGGGAATTTATAGCACTTGAGCGTATGCACTTGAATATGTGTTGCATTGTACCTGCTAACGGTCGAAGCATTGACGAAATTGGGCTTGATGCACTAGAATTTTTTAGCATTAACTACTAACACAAAAACCCGCTCCGGCGGGTTTTATTTTGCCTTTTTTCCAAATGAGAATGATTCTTATTTGCATTTGGGTGCGCCAATTTTATCATATAAAATTGGGTTGTGTCAACAAATAAATTATTTATTTTGTGGCTTATTTACAACCCTACGCAAAATTTTTCCTGTATAATTTATTACATGAACTCAAGACAATTCTATGTTGAAACACAGCGTGATAAGGTTTTTAAAACCTTATCGAATATATATCCTCAATTAGCACAATTTAATCCGCCGAAAATTATATTATCAAACCGCTTGACTGTATGCGCTGGATATAATATTCAAGAAGAAAATTTGGTACACTTGGCAAATAAATTCTTTTATAATAACTCACTGGAAATGTTCGCGGTTATCATACCCCATGAGATTATTCACCAAATTGATTACAATCTTTTTGGCACAAGTGAATTAAGGTGTGGGCATGGTATACAATGGCAACGATTGATGTTACAATATGGTTTACCTGCTAATCCTTATCACGAAATGGAAATATAAAATGAAATACTTGGCTTGGCTTGGAACCTTATCTTCAATTTGTGGAAGTTTTTTGGTTGCACTAGGTGTCTTAAATTTAGGTTACATTTGCTTTTTGTTGGGTTCACTGGCATGGTTAATAGTTGCCACTATGAGAAAAGATCGTGCATTATTGGTATTGAATGGTACTTTCTTTTTAGCTAACATTATCGGCATTTGCCGCTACACTTTAGGGTAAAATTATGAGAATAAAAGACTTAGCAATTTTGATACTTTTCTCTGTTGGTATTTTTATTTTGCTGGCAATGGCAATTGTAGCAGACCAAAATAATTCTGATAGAAGGTTGCTAGAATGTAAACAAAAGCATGGCATGGCAGAGATTGATAATCGCGGGTATGTTCGCGCTTGCTTGATTAAACCGTAACAGTTTAGGGTGAAATTATGACTCAATACGAGAAAAAATATGATCAGGCAATGAAAGGTGAAATTTCATTAGCAGAATGGCAAGAATATTGTTTCGAGCTTTTGAAAGGTATTATGAGCGATAATCAAGAAGTTTTTATTAGGCTTAAAAATCGCTAACACAAAAACCCGCTTTTGCGGGTTTTATTTTAATCTTTTCCAAATGAGAATCATTCTCATTTGGGTGCGCCAATTTTATCATATAAAATTGGCCGGTGTCAACAATTATTTGCGTTTTTTTCGCAAATAAACTTGTTGACACAGGCAAACCTTTTGTGAGATAATATAAGGTTCTATGCAAGCCGATAGGCTTAAACTATCGACGCGATAGTTATTTACAATGGACAAATTTTAAAAACCCTGTATAATAGATTTTATTGGATGAATTGATAAAGGGTTGCAAAAATGGCACGATATAACGCACTGTTAGCAGAAGCAAAAAATTTACGCGAATTCGCTTATTCGGATTTTTGCTCTGATTCTATCCGCAAAATATATTTGCGGATTGCAGAAGAACTAGAATTCGAAGCCGAAAATCTGGTATAATAGATTTTTAATTAGGAACTAATAAAATGGCTAAAATTACCAAAGTTGCAATTTATGATATGGACGGCACAATAGTTGATTCGTCCCACAGATACCGGACTATAACGGATGAAAACGGCACTAGAATTGACCTTGATTTTTGGCGCGAAAATGAATATCTGGCAATGAATGATTCGCTTTTGCCAATGGCAGAGCAATACAAAATCGACCTTGCCGAACCTTCGACATATGTTATTATTGCAACCGCTAGGGTAATGAATTTGCCAGACTGGAAATTTGTCAAGGAAATTTTAGGTGAACCTGATTATTTTATTTCCCGTCCTAAAGATTCTAATATTTCCGGCAAAACCTTAAAAATCAACGGTTTAGCTAAATTTTTTAACCTGCTAAACTTTAAAAATGCCGAATTTGTTTTTTATGAGGATAATATATCCTACTTAAAAGCAGTTTGCGATAGATTCAACATTCGGGGCGTTTACATTCCCTCCGTTCAAGGACACTAATTTATAACAGAGAATTAAATTCTCTGTTATAATAAACTCTGTTATGCAATCAGGCATAACCCGCGATTATCCGGCGGTTTCCGGTATATAGGGCATGAAATGGCAAAAAAACAATATTTCGCGATTCTTGACACTGAAACAACTATTGCGGATACCGTGGCGGATTTTGCAATTATTATT